AACCTATATTTCAAATGGGGTCACTTTCATCACTCTCTTCAGTCTCAAATTCTGTAATAGCATCAATAGGAACTTCTGCACCTCCTATACGATACCAAGGAACCATCTCACCAGATATATAACTAAGTCGTTCCCCAATATATTCAAAATCAGGCATATTATAATCTCTTAAAACAGCCTGAAGACGATAATGTAATAATTCAGTTTGTGTGGGCATTAGATTGGAAGTCTTGCTCTCGATGTTTTCTTCATAAAATTAAGTCTCGTAGCATCCCACTTCAGTTTTTCTTTCAGTGGTTTTGATATAAGTTTTGTAACTGAGTCTACCTCAATATTATTAGATTCGCAATAAAAACATATTGCATCAATATAATTCATTTTCTCTTCTACAACAATCTTTTCGATTTCTAATGCAAATTTAGATGGTGTTAGAAATTTACTTTCTAACACATTTTTTAAGTCTTTATTCGGTTCCATAGAGTTCCAATTTATCTCTAACAAACTTTCTAATATATTCGGTAAGAAGTTTGATGTACTTTGATTTGTTTCGTTCTTCGTAGACAACACATTCTCCATTTTCACAAGCCATAATGATTACAAATTTTTTAACTGGAATACCAGTCATTTCATACAACATACATGCATATGCAGCACATTGTACAAAATAGTTTTCGATCCACTCTCGTGGTTTCGGTTTTTTCGAAGTCTTAAAGTCAATTATTGCTAATTCACCCTCGTATTCTGCAATACAATCGACGGTTCCAGCAATACCCAACTGCTTACTATATAGGGAGGTTTCAAGAGCATGAATATTATTAATATTCTTTAAGGTTCCCTTGGAAATCTTAAATAAGAACTCAGAAATAGGAGGAACTTTTGGTAACTCTATATTCTTCAGGTGACACTCAGTGAGAGTGTGCATATCAGTTCCACGACGTGTTGCAGCCTTTGTGATTCGATTTGCTTCCTCATCACCAACTCTTTTTCTCCATTTTACAAAAATCTCCTTATTATAATGACTAATCACCGAAGTAATAGAAATTAGTTTTAAGAGTTCTTCTTCATCAGGGACAGAATAATATCTGACCCCATCAATAGTCTCCCTCTCAAGTTGAGGAAGATTTAAATCAACATGATTAAAAGTCATTTTCCACTCATAAATTAGTTTCTTGTTTTGCTAAAAGATATTCTTTCACCAGACCAGATCTTACAATATCATCCATACCAAACTCAACTAGATCAACAGAAGGCATAGATTGTAGGATTTTTATAAAATCAAAAATACCATTTCTATCATTTGTTTTACTCAAATCTGATTGGGTAGCATCACCACAGAACATAATTTTAGAATTTTCACCAATACGTGTGATTATACTATCAAGTTCGTGGAAAGTTAAATTTTGGAATTCATCAACAATAATAATTGCATTATCAAGAGTAGTTCCGCGAAGAAAAGAAGTACTCCAAAACTTTATTGTTCCTTGCGATTTAAGATTGCCATAAAGCATTTCAAAATCTGCATCACTAGGCATCTGGAACATATATTTTACCATATTTTTATATGGAATTTGATATATATCTGCCTTATCTTCATGTGTACCAGGCAAAAAACCAATTTCTCTAGTTGCAACTAATGATCTAACTAGATAAATTTTCTCAAAAGGACTGTTTTCATCCAATACATTCTTGAGAGCATTATAAAGAGTTATAAAAGTTTTGCCAGTTCCAGCACAACCATAAGCAACTAGATGTTTATCTTCTTTATATGAATCAAAAAACTTTTTTTGATTATCACTGATAGGTTCAATATCAATAAGATATTCTGATCCCAATGGTTTTCTGCGTTTTATCTGCTTTGCAGTGAGTCCAACACCAATAGGTTGCTCTGCAGATCCTCTTTTTCTTCTTGCCATAATAGAATACTAAATTTTTTTTACATTTGCACCAGGCATTGATGCTGCTTTTCCAAGCACATCATTCCATCCTGGATTTTTAGCAACTAACTTATTTTGCCAATCACCAACCTCCCCTGGTTGAGGGCAAGTAGATGGATCTGACCAATCCCGTTTCCACTCAGAATTGTCATTACACCATTGTGGCCAATCATGGACACTCATAATAACTTCTTTTTGTTCACCAGTTTTTTTATGAACTATAGGATATGTTGCCATTGTTATAAATTCAATATAGAATATTTATTATGCCCAATCAAGTGCTTCGGATACAGTAGGGAACTGCTCTATGAATACCTTCTTCGCACCTTCTGCAACCTGCATATGCTCCTTCTGAGTGCCGTTAGCAGTCCTCAGAGTTATGTAATGAATCCAAGAACGACATGATCCTGTCATGTAGATTTTTGTGCCTACACATAATGGAAGCACATTTCTTGCACATTCCTTTGCCACACCACGATCAAGCATCTGCTTATACAGTGACATGGCGGAATCAAACAGAGTGGCCATCTGTTTCTCTAGAATCTGAACCTCAAAAGAATCTAGATCGTCAATAGAGTTTTGACGATTCTTGGTGTCCTGTCTTCTCAATTCTGGAAGGGGTATCTTGTCACCAAGTAAAGAACTATCAGCATAACGTTGAGAAAATTCTTGATAAGTAAACGACCGATGTCTCAAAATTTGAGCTGCAATAGCACGAGTGGTCTCAATCTCCAAAGTCATAGTGGATTGCTCAAACACAGACCAGTGATTATGCTTGATGCAATACCGTAAAAGACCAGCATACTTATCATTCTCCTGGTTGTTAGGATTAGAAACTCTGGCAATATATGCCATAGTCTGCTCTGCATCAGGTGTTACACTAATAAATTTTACAGTCATTTACCAAATCCTTTGTAATTTTGCTTTTCAATTTCCGAAATTTGTTCTTTAATAATAGAAAGTTCTTTTTTTATTTCCTTTACCTTTTCTTCGCCATAAAGGTGATCTTGCTTAATAAGTCTTTCAAGCAATTTCACAAGACGTTTAGATTTTACTGTATCAGTCATCATCATCCTCAAAAACTTCGTCATAATCTAGAATATAATCAGAAGGTAGATCATCAAAATTTTCTTGCTTTGTAGTATTCACATCAACATCAGATAAAACTTCTGCCTTTAGGGAATCAATAAGCAATTCAAGATTTCGAACAATTAGTTTTAACTTTTCTCTATCCATAAATTATTTCCAATATTAAAAATTATAGCACAAAAAAAGGGGATGATCAATCCCCCAAAATCTCTATATGTTAATACTAGTCCAGTATTTTTCGGCAAATACGTTTACATGTTACTTGTTTTTCATCACACTCAATTAAACAATCAAAATAATCATTTATTAAATCTAGTTCCTCGGTACATTTATCTAGTGTATGCTCAAAGTGTTTCCATTCCGATAATTGGTTGCGAGAAATGATATTGTGCATATCAACTCCTTATAATTTTATACATTGCAAAAATGACAAAACGTTTTGTTCTCAGATCATTGATGAACTCCATAATTCTATCATTATATATGCAATTTGTGTATAAATGCACACATTCTAGTAATAAAAATTTATGCCTATGTAGTTATGCTTAAAATTACTCTTGAGAAATGTTTTTAAGATAGTCCTTCTCTTTTTGATATGGAACTATCTCACCAGTATAGTGTTTCCATCCTTCTTGAATATCAGGAACTAACCGTTGGTCAACACGATAACAATATTTCCAGTTCACAGGTTGTATACAATTCATCACAACTACCGTCCAGAATGATATAAAATAATTGAAAATTGTATACATTATTCTTCCTTGTGTCACAAAAAAAGAGAGGATTAATCCTCTCTTTTACAGTAAGTTAATCACTTAGTATAGAGTTTACCACGATAACAAAATGTACCATGGGTCTCATTCGATTCTACACAACTAGTATCATATTCAACACCACGATATGTGGTAGCATGAATTTGAGCGTCGTGTAGTGCAGATGCTTTATTGATCTGCGTTTTGATCATTTGAAGTGTATTCATGTTGTTACTCCTGAAAGTAGAGGGTTTTTAATTCCCCGTTCCTTCAGTCGTTTGCGTCCTCTATTCCAACTCTAAAACAAGCTGGATCTGTTACTTCCATAAACCGAAAAATAAAGTCCAACCTCTCAGAAGAACTAAGAAGTTCTGACTTATAAACTCCTTTTGCCAACCAGTCATAGTCTTGACAAGACAGTTGTGGTTGTGCTGCGAACAGCATCAAAGGTAGTAACATAGGATCAACGCTCCGTTG